TGTAGTTCATCAAGTCTTCTGGATGGTACGTCTTTTGCTTTGAAACCACGTTGAATAAACGCGCTAATTGGGAGGCGATAAAAGATTGCGCCATTTTCCATGATAGCGTGAAATAAGATACTGCGACCTGTAAGACTGCTAATACCGAAGACAACACAATCACAAACTTCTCCATGATGTTTTTGTAAGTCATATAAATACTCCTTTTTTATTTGTGCATATACTACAGGAATGTTTGCATTTAAGTAAGCCATAATTTATCCTCATTTAATATTACCCCAGTTTGGTCCAGATTCATAGTCAACTTTATTCTTGACCTCCAGAGATATAGTTTCTTCCATTGTTTTTTTTATTAATGCTGCTTCGTGGTCCGTGGTCGAAAAACAAAGCTCATCGTGTATTTGTATGTGAGGTATTATACCTTTTTCATATAAATCTACCATGGCCTTCTTTGTCATATCTGCAGCTGACCCTTGTATCAATCTATTCAAAGCTTTGTAAGTAAATGCCGGAGTATAGTATCTATCAAACCAGTCCATGTAGTTTGGATCTATTTTTTTCTCTTTAAATTTATCTAAAATCTCTGCTTTAAATGCTTCTCTAGCTTGCTCTTCTGTGTACAAAGTTACTTGATTAAATCTGTTTGTCTCTGGGTTCCATTCTTTATTTGTTGTCTCCCACTTATCAAACCTGCAGAATCTATCATACAGTGTAAATAATAATTTATTCTTTTTAGAAAAATCTATTAGTTCTTGTGACAGTCTTCTAACAAAAGGTACTCGATTATGATAATCATTAAATAAGTTCTTTGCTTCTGTTGGTTCTAGTCCCAATTCTTTCTGTAATTTTATCTTACCCATACCATAAAAAAGACCTAGGTTGATGGTTTTTGCCTGTTTCCTGGAGATATTAGCCATGTCAGCGACTATCTGATGAAAATCTGCATCATCCTTGTCAAATTCTTCTTGAAGGTTCTCCGTGCCTGGTAGGCCTATTTTAATTGCATAATGAACTACAATACGAGGTTCTTGTTGTGAGTAGTCAAAGCTACCCCATTTGTGTCCATCTTCTGGTATAAATAATTCTCTCATTTTAGCACCAATAAAACCTTTTGATGGAATCTGTTGTAGATTTGGATTGCTCATTGAGAATCTTCCTGTAACTGTACCACCTGCGTCCGATCTAATTTGATTTATATCTGCATGTATTCTGCCTTCATGCACATAGCCTAAAAGACCCTCAATGAATGTGTTAACTGCTTTGTCATATTCTCTTGCTTTTGCAATCATACGTAAACATTTATTCTCGTGTGTTTTTAAATAATCTTTTGGTAGTTGTGGCATCTTAGATTTAGGAGTAACCTTGTAATCAGTTATGCCCTGGTGTTGTAATAAATTTTTTATAGATGAGGCTGCCCAAATATCAACTTTGATACCAGTTTTATTTTCAATTGCTTTTATTATTTGATCTCTACGTTTTTTAAGATGTCTGCCAAACAGGATAGCTTGGGCCGTATCAATTTTAACGCCTTTAAATTTCATGTCAACTAAACAAAGAAATAATTTTGTTTCTAATTCAAATATTTTTCTACAAGTTTTTTGCTCTCCATCTTCTTTTGTGTATAATACTTCATCAATTTTTTTATCAAATAAATTCCACAACTTGTATGTTAGATCAACGTCTTGCTTTGCATAATCTTTTACAATGTATGCGGGTAGTTTATGCATGTTAGTCATTGGGTCCTTAACTGTACCACCAGACCACTCTAATGTTTTTTGTTGTAAATCATATTTATATTTAGAATCATTAAGATAATCTTTTGACAATGCATCCAGTGAATATTTAAATCTATTCTCATCAATTACAGATGCTGCTATCATCGTATCTACAATACGACCTTTCATTTTTTTACCTGTTATAGCTCTAATCCAACATACATCGTACATTGCATTGTGAAATATTTTTGTAATGTTTTCGTTTTGAAATATTTTTTTATTTAAAACTTCCCATATCTTATCTATTCTTGCAGGATCTATGTCAGTATCAGAATGTCGAAGAGGAAAGTAAGCTGTGTCTTTACCTGTTGCAACAGCAATACCACAAATAAAACCATCGTTTCTGATAGCACCTAAACCTTTTGTTTTAAGATTAGGGTCATAAGTTTCTATGTCAACTGCAACTGTATCTATACCCCTTAGATCTAAATCTTCTGGTGTATTACACATTATAATCTCTCTCCATAATCATTTCTAAAAAGTGTATTGCTTTTAGTATGTCTTGTTTCTTTCCCTTCAGTCGGTGACGACAGATATATTTTATAGCACATCCTTCTGGAAACAGCAACTCATTCTCAACTACAAACTTGCTGGGTTGTATCGTAAACTTTTGATAGTGACTCCCGCCGTGCTGCTTGTCCCAAACGCTTTTCTTTTTCATTATCTAACTCCTAGTGTATATGCTCGTTGTGATGATATTGTCCAACAGTCAAATTTACCTCGACTGTATGCAACATATTTTAACCTTAATTGTGTAAAGTAATCTTCTATTCGTGTTGCTGTCAGATCTACAATTACATTATCAAATGTTAAACCTTTTACTGTGTGTATGTTTCCATATCTAACTTTAACATCACCCTCTAAGTTAAAGCCTTTTTGTAATATTTTTTGTATATAAAGTATTCTATCTGGATCAGTTTTAGTTCTTATTAATGAAAAGTCTCTTTGATAAGTTGAGTTCTCTTTTAAATATTTATGATGTATTAAATAGTCTATTGTATAATCTTTATTTACCCATTCATCAAAAGTTTCTTCTCCTCTACCATGCACTATTACTTTACTGCCTATGTATGTCCAAAAATCTTTTATCTGTTTTAATGGCATAGGTTTACCACTTGCAAATTCTGGCCACAGCTTATGACATCTTATTTCTTTTTTTGGTACGTGGGCCGTGTTCCCTATGTGAGCATACTCTATACCATGTTGTTTAAAAAAAGTTTTAACCCAACCATCTGACGGATTACCACGATACGTAAATAAAAATGTTTCGTCAGTATTATTTATTTTATCTAATAATAAATCGATTGAAGTACATCTATGTCTTAAACTAGGTAAGTGATAATGATTACCTATTACATCTGTTGGTTTCCAAACCCTGTGTGTACCATAGTGGTCCCATATTGGTTTTATAATTTGTTTACACAAACTATTTATAGTTTGACTACATCGATATCCTTCTTCCAACTCTTTAGCTCCCTTTGATAATTCATAGAATCTTCTTGCATTGGCTCCTGCAAATTCAAATATTGTTTGATCTGGATCTCCAACAAACCAATATTCTTTGGTGTTGGTTGCCATCTTATCTAGTGCTTTTGTTTGTGGTACGTTACTGTCTTGTGCCTCATCAACTATTAAAACATCTATGTCAGGTTCATTAGCCTTATCAATAAAATCTCGTATCATGTCATCATAATCACAAACATGATTATCTTTTTTATATTTCTCATATATCTCTTGCAGTTCTTCAATAATATTTAAACTATAAGGTTTGTAACTAAGCTTATCACATTTTTTCCAATGTTCTTTTAAAGTATGGTCTTTACCAAATGCATCTTTTACATATTTATAAAACTTATGTTTATCTCCTTCAAAGTCACTAGCATTTATTCTTTGTAGTTTAAATCTAGACTCCATCCTACATAGGTTTATATGGTCTTGATAACTAAATAAGTCTCTTTTTAATCCTTTATTTTGACAGTACGCATGTATTGTGCAGATCTTATACTTTAAAGATTTTTTAGTTAGACCTTTTTCTTTTACCTCTGGTAGTTTTAATATCTCATCTCTTATCTCTTCTGCTGCAACTTTTGTATGTGATAAAACTATAATCTTTTCATGAGAAAATCTTAGTAATAGTTCTGTATATTTTTGAGTTATAAACTTTGATGTCTTCCCTGTCCCTGGAGGACCCACCATAAAACTAGGTTGTTTCATCTGTAATCTCCTGGTATTGACCTTCTATAATTAAATCATCTTTATCTACTTCTTGGTTTAACATTCGCCATGAAACACAAGATTTAGTTCCAAACTTACCGTGATTCTTTTTAGCTTTTAATATTTTTTGACATTTAATAACTAAATCCACCCTAGGTAAATTTACTTTCTGTCTGTGTAAATAATCTTCAAACTTATCTAAATTAAATTCTAAAATATTTTTCTCTGTATTAAAGTAAGGCATACCAAAGTATGCTAATTCTTTTTTACTTGTATATGCTTTTTCTTCTGAGATATAATTTCTAAAATGTTTTACGAATCGTAAGTCTTCTTCTGCATCTTCAACATAGTCTTTTGATTTCTCTCTTGCTTCATACTTTCTACGCATAATCTCTTCAAAGTCAGAAGGTTTCATCTCTGGAATCCACACAGATGCTTTACTAATTACTGCATCATAAAATAATTTTTTATTTCTAAGTGTAGGACCATCAACTGTAATTGTTTTTTCTACTGGTTCTCCCTGTACTACTGCATTTATTTTTACAAAATACCTGTCACTTCCATACTCTATTATCTGTCCAATAGATTGTTTTGCTTCTTCACTTGTTGCTTCTTGCACTCCAATCCAACTAAACATTGTTGCAATTGTTTTTGTAGAACAGCCAATGATCTCTGCAAGTTTAGGCATACCAAATTTTCTATTTGCTTTTTTATGTGAAGTGCCTTTACTTTTTCTTTTGTGACTCTCTTCGTCTTTAGCTGCAACTGCAATCTTATAAATGTAATCATCTATATCATCTGTATTCCATTCTGTATGTTTAAGTAATACACCTGCAATAGCAGTGCAGTAATCATCTCTTTGTCCGGATCCTGCGTATGTAATACACAAAGCTGCAGCAAGAGCTATCTTACCAAGATCAACTTTAATATTACCCGGGTATTCATCAATACCTTCGTACTTAACCCATTCAACAACTTCATTTGTTGTATGATATTTTGTTTCTGGAACTAATGTATATTTATTTGCGCCGTGTCTTATCTCACACAACGTTGCGCCGTGACCGTAATCTTTGTAATAGTTTTCTAATTCTTTTGGTAATGCAAATTTTTTATAGTCTGATGTTCCAGACCAAAGATAATGACTTGATGGATTATTTCTTCTACCAAAAACTGCACCACATGATTTAATGTGATCGTTTGTAAATCTTTTAACAACAGGATTATCAATATCAAAGTCTATGTATTGATCTAGTCTAAGTCCTATTTGTTTTGTTGTGTGTTCTATTCTCCATTCTTCTTTCGTAATCTTAAAATCCGGGTCAGACCATTTTTCGACCACAGCCTGCTTTGTATCGCAGGGTATGATCACCCGTCCCAGATCTATCCAATCCTCATAAGTAACCGGAGCTTTATTTATCTTTTCATTCATAAATTAAAAAGTGGGCGTTTCCACTCTCGCTTAGACGCCCACTACCTAGGATCTTATAAATTTAAAGATTTTTTAGTTTGTTCTTGGGTTTCAGGTTTCGCTTGTATCTCACCTTTACCTACAGAATCTGCAAAAGATTTTGCCATGTCATAGACACCTTTGTCTGTAACTGGCCCTACTTTTGCTACATCCCAACCAAACCATGTTCCTTTGTCATTAGACATCTGAACAGTAGATAGTTTATAAATGTGGCTGTAAGTTGGCGGAGTAAACAAACCGTTTTTACCCTGCATCTTTATTCCCATCATCATTGAATTCCATTTTCTACTAACTTTAAGTTGAGTAGATTTCATAGAAATCAAAGCTGTTGATGGATTATCACCTACTGTTAATACAAAGTGGCTTGCAGTATTATCAAGATAATTACCATTTGGTAATCTATCTTTGTAGTCTTTACCTCTAGTGGTTTGACTAATTATATCACTGTCTGCCTCGTGAATTGCAACAGGTGCACCAGTGCTGGTACCTCTGTCTTGCCATTCAATGTATTGTCTTTTGTAGTGACAAGGTATGACCTGTAAAGAATCATATAACTGATTAGTTACAGTGTTTATTATTTTGCCTGGCTCTGCGCCCTCGACATATTTACCATCTCTTTTGTTTACCTCTGGAGATAGTTGGCCCAAAATTTTTAAG